AACAACTGGTCATGCTTTATTAGTTTCTGCTGTTGAGAAAACTGCTAAATCTCATAATGCAGATGCTATTATCTATGCATCTAAAACTCAAGACAAAAAGAAAAATCCTTTAACAGTAGACCGAAAGATTCATTATCTGAAGTTATTGTTTCCTCATTCAAACTTCAAAGCAGCCAACGACCAAGAAAGAACTTTTATGGAAGTCGCTAAAGAACTTAATAAGAAATATAAAAATCTTATTATGGTTGCTGGTTCTGATAGAGTTGTAGCCTTTGAAAAACTTCTAAATCAATATAACGGTATTGATTTCAATTACGATTCTATTCAAGTAATATCTGCTGGTGAAAGAGATCCTGATGCTGATGATGCTTCTGGTATGTCTGGAACTAAAATGAGAACTGTTGCTTTAGAGGGTAATTATGCAGAATTTAAAAAAGGATTACCTCACACGGTAAAAGATAGTGATGGTAAACAATTAATGAATGATATAAGAGTAGGTATGGGTAAAGAATCAATAACAGAAAGTTATTCAGTTAGAGAACAATATTTTCAAGGTAAGATATTTAATATTGGTGACCTTGTAGAATCAGATAAAATACTGTATACAATTTTAAGTAGAGGAACAAATTACCTTTTCTTAGAAGATAAATTAGGTTATACTACTAAAAAATGGTTACAAGATGTAACTCCTATATCGGAAGAAACTATGACAAACGAAGAAGAATCTAAAAAAATAAAATATTCAAGTGCAGATAAAATAAAAGTTGCACGCATTATTGCTGGTGCATTAGGTATTGAGGCTGTTAAATCTTCACCAGAAGAATTGATAAATATGGCACTTAGAAAAATTAGAAATAAACCTATGCACTCAGAATACATCGATACTATTAAAAATATGTTATCGACTGCGGATCAAGCAGGTATCAAATATGATAAGAAATTGATTGCTCCTAAAATTGAAGAAGCAGCAAAAGTCAATAAAGGAAAGAATGTATTTACCTTAGGTAAACCTGGAGTTTCTGATAAAGATGCTGATGATAGAGGCGGTCCATCCGATTATGATTCAGATGATATTCCAACTAATGATAGTGATTTTGATACAACTAAAGATGATAAACATGGCCCTCAAACAAGAGTAGGTGCTGGTATTGAACCAAATGCTAACAAAGATTATCTCCGTAGACAAAAAATACATTATAAAAAAGAAGAAGTAGAGGAACAAAAAGAAGAAGAAGAAATGCCTGAAGATGAATCTGAAGATGAAATTGAGGCAATGATTAAACATATCGATAATCTTGAAGATATCGTTGATGCTTATGAAGATGATGAACTTCATATTGTAGATGATGAAGGAACTCACGTTGGTCATCTTAAAGAAGATTATATCACTGAAGTTTTATCTAGAATGGAACGTATTCGTGCTTCAATTAGATTCAAACAATCTGCTTCTAAAAGAGAACGTAAACTTAAACTTGCTTTGCATACAAGATCTTCTTCTGCTAAGATAAATCATAGAGCAAGAGTTATGGCTGTTAAGTTAATGAAACAAAAACTTGCTAAAAAACCTTTAAGCCAACTTTCTATACAAGAAAAAGAACGTATTGAAAGAATCATTAAACGTAAAGGAAAAGTATTAAGTAGAATGTCTATGAAATTAGCACCAAAAATTAGAAAAATAGAAAATACTAGACTTCACCCAATTGAGAAAAAATAATGGATAGATTAACAGCAGTATCGAATATAGCATTTGCAAACACTTTTACATTATATTTTAAAACAGCATCTTATCATTGGAATGTTGAATCTTCAGATTTTCAACAATATCATGATTTCTTTGGAGATATGTATGCAGAAATATATGGTTCTATTGATGATTTTGCCGAATATATTAGAGCATTGGATGCTTATACTCCAATAAGTTTAATGGAAATAAATAAATATAAATCCATAGCAGAAGATATCATTAAACCTAATTTTGTTGAAGAAATGCTTAATAATTTGTATAGAGATAACGAAATAGTTATTGACACTTTAAATACAACATTTAAAGAAGCAACAGATAACAATGAACAGGGATTTGCCAATTTTATTGCAGAAAGACTTGCAGCTCACAAAAAACACGCATGGAAATTGCGTTCAATGATTAAATAGGAATCAAGATATGACCACAGAACAATTTGAAGAATTAAAAGCAATTCAAGATGCATATCTTGAGATGGTACATAAAAGACAAGAAGAAGTTGAAACTTTAGAAGAAATGGATTTATCTTTCATTAAAGGTGCAAAACCTCGTGGTTCTGTTGAAGATCAAAAGAAAGCAAGAGCAGAAATGATTGCTAAACGTGATGCAGAAAAACCTAAAACTTCTACAAAATCAGATGTAAAAGTTGATACTTCTAGAGGATATGGAAAAGGTCGTTATATGGGCGATTCTGTTGAAGAAACTGAACAAGTTTTAGAATCTGAAAGATCAAAGAAATTTAAAGAAATTGGTGCTTCTTTAGATAGAATGATGGCAAAAGCAGCAGCAAATACAGAACTTCAAAAACTTAAAAAACAAAATAAAGAACATAAAAAATTACCAGAAGAAGTTGAATCAGAAGATGAAATTCAAGATGTTGAAGAAGCATTTATTCCTGATAGTCGTTCTAAACCAATAGGCGATTCTGATAAAAATAAATTAAGTGCAATTGCTGATTTAATTAAAAAAGAAAGAGCAAAGAAATCACTTGCTGCTAAAATGCAACAAGAAGAAGTTGAAGAATTAGAAGAAGCAGATACTTATGGTTGGAGAACTACTAAAACTCCTGAAGGACATAAATGGAATGTGCATTCTTTTACTTATGGTCAAGGCGAAAAAGTTTTACATAGTGGTATAGAAGATACTAGAGCAAAAGCAGTTGCAAGAGCAAAAAAACATGTTATGCCTTATCGTAGGGGTGTTAAAGAAGAAGTTGAATTAGATGAAGCAAGAGCCAAGAAAGAACCTATGCAAGTTTATCACCCAACATATTCTTCTGCTGTACAACACGCTAGAGCAAATGCTGAAAAACAAGGTTATACTGTTTCTGATGATGATTGGTTCCATCATGTAAATTCTGGTCCAGGAAAACCTAGTGGCGGTAAAACAACTAGACACGTTATTCCATTACATAAAGATGGAAAACCAACAAAGAAAGCATTGGCTATACAAGTTCATGATCGTCAAACTGACAAAAATTCATATGAACTGAATAGTTATATAAACTAATAAATAACTAATAAACTTAAAATAAGGAATAAAGAAATGGCACTATGGGGAAATACAGATGCAACTGAAAGTAAACCTAAATTCGTAAAAGATGCGGATTTACCATTTACTTTTTTTGTAGACGAAGCTGAAGCACAAAAGAAAGCAAACAAAGATAAAGGTATTAATGGTGCTGGTTGGTGGGATATCAGAGAATATAAAGATAGTGATGGAACTCCACGTTATAAAACTATCTTATTAGTTGCTATGACAACTCCATTTGCCACTTCTGGCGATGCTAGTGATGATGCAACAGTAGCCGATATTGAAGCAATCGTTACAATTGGTACTCAACCAACTGCACAAAATACTTCTGCTGGTGCTGCTACCTTTGCAGTTGTTGCTACAGTTGCTCCATCTGGAACTGTTACTTATCAATGGCAAAAAGCATTGGCATCTAAAAATACTAAATTTTCTGATGTTATCGGACAAACTGCTGCATCTATTATTCTTTCTGGTCAAACAGCAGCTAATACTGGTGATAGATACCGTGTTGTTATTACATCTACAACTGGTGCACCAAAAGTTACATCTAATGCAGTGATTCTTACTTTCGTTTCTTAAAGTATGATTTTAACCTCTGAGAACTTTATACAGTTTGCTATGAACTGTTACGATAATCCTCAGTGTGTTAATGTTAAGGAATTTGAATCTGATATTAAAAGGTTCAAATTTCTTAATTCATTGTTTACAAAGTATGGAAATGGTGCTGTATTAAGAGAAAGGTTAATACTAAATCATATTATAATCCTTTATAATGTGTTTGGTACTAATGCCACTTATATGTTGTTTCATAAAATTGACTCTGCATATTGGAGTCAATTAACAACATTTTTAATATACCTTAATCATATGCCAGAAAAAGTTAATGGGATAAATCAAGTAGATATATCTCTTGATCAAAATATAATAGATGTACTTAGGAAGTTATAATGTCCAGTAGAATTGTTGATAATTTAATTGCTTATAGAGTTCTTTCAATGTTGGTAACACCATTTGATAAAACTGATGCATTTAGATTAGGAATTATAGATGCTTCAGGTAAAGTCCTAAAGTTATCCAAAGATCTTAAAACTGAAGAGGAAAAATCTTCTCATGATTATCTGCATAGGTTAGTTTTTAATCTTAAACGACTTTTAAATAAATTGCCAGGAGGAGATACCTATACCAAAAATTTGGTGGCTGCATATTTCCTTGTTAAAGAATCTTATGAAACTTATAATACCATTGATATTGATGAAAGGTTCCATGCTCTTCTAGAAACTATTAATGAAAATAATATAATTTTAGTTGAAGAAGAAATTATAGTAAAACGATTTGTAGAAGAAGAAGGATTACCTGTTAATAATACTACAGGAATTGCTAATCCAATCTTACCTCTTGTTAAAAAGAAAACAAAGAAAAAAGTCAAATGATACTTATATCTTTGCTTCCAGAATGGGTATTCTATATCTCATTTTTTGTTGGATGTTTAGGAACAATTGTTGTAATGACATTAGGTGGATTAATACCTATACAATATAAATCAGCAATACAAATATTATCTTTATTCTTATTGATTTGCGGTTCATTTTTTATTGGTGGAATAACCAATGAAACTAAATGGCAATTGAAAGTTAAAGAAATGGAAGCAGTTGTAGCAAAACAAGAACTTGCTGCAGAAAAGATTACAAATGAAGTTATTACTAAATATGTAGACCGAGTTAAAATTGTTGAAGGAAAGACCCGTGAAATTATTAAGAAAGTGCCAGTTTATATCACTAAAGAATCTGATGATAAGTGCATTATTAATAATGGGTTTGTCAGCTTGCACGACAGTAGTGCCAGTCAAACAAAACTTTCCGACTCCACCGGAGATGTTAATGAAGCAGCCTCCAAAATTAAACTCTCTGATGTTGCAACAACCGTAAGTCAAAATTATGGAACTTATTATCAAGTAAGTGAACAGTTGAAATCATTACAGAAATGGATTTTAGAACAAAAGGAATTGAGTGATGGAAAATAATTTATCTATTGAAGTAGCTGTGCTTCAATCAGTTGTTTATAAAATAGATAATACCGTCGCTGAAATAGCAAGGTCATCTGCCGAAATAACAAGATTACTAGCTGTTCATGATTCCAGAATTAATAATTTGGAATCTGGCAGTAGGGAAACTATTACAGATGTAAGGGATCTATATAAAAAAATGAGTGATAATACAAAAGAAATACTTAATAAAATAGACGATATGGAAGGTCGTATCGAGGATAAACTTAAGGAACATACAGATAAATCTTCTGCTCAACATAAAGTTATATCTGAAAGATTAAACGTCCTAGAGAATTGGCGTTGGATAGTAGTAGGAGCAAGTGTAGTTATAGGTTTTCTTTTAAACCATCTAGAACTATTTAAGTAAGAACATCAATCTACTTAACCGAACTACAGATAAAGTATATCATCAAAATCATCAAAAGTCAACATTATACAACTTATTGTTTTTTAAACACTTTAAATAATAAGTTGTTTTAATTCATAAACCAGTATCTTTATACTAATTCATCAATTTAATGAAAAATAGTGTTTATATCTTATTGAAATATAAGACAATAAAAACACAAAAATAAACCTTTACAAATTTAATATTCTATAATATAATAGTTAAATATTATAGGAGTAATTAATGAGTTTATCATATTATGTTGATGTAAAATTTGCATCAATGATATCAACTAGAGTTAGAAATTTCAAAAGACAAAACAATAAGACTTGGAACTTTTCTTGTCCTTATTGTAATGACTCAACTAAAAATAAAACAAAAGCAAGGGGATACATCTATTCCAAAAAAGGTACACTTTTGTATAGATGTCATAATTGTAATATTGGAACAACCTTTTCTAAACTTCTAGAACATCTGGATCATAATCTGTATTCAGAATATGTCCTAGAAAAATACAAATCTAATTGTAATCATAATCATACACCAGCATTTGTGTTTCCAGATTCAACACCAAAGTTTTCTATTCCAAAGAAAACTTCTCCATTAGATGAACTATATAAAATATCTGATTTGAATGAAAATCATCCTGCTTTACTTTATGTAAAGAATAGAAAAATCCCTAAAGATAAATGGAATCTATTATACTTCTGTCCTAAGTATAAACAATGGGTAAAAACTCATTACAAAGCAGATATGAATACTAATGAAGATATACCTAGATTGGTTATACCGCATTTTAATCAATCTGGTGAATTAACAGGTTGGGCTGGTAGAGCATTTGGTAATGAAATGTTACGATATCATAATGTCAAGTTAGGAAATGAACAACTTCTTTATGGGTTGGAAAGAGTAGATGTTACCAAAACTATCTATGTAACAGAAGGACAATTAGATTCTTTGTTTATCGATAATTGTATTGCTGCCTCAGGTGTATCTGCATTTGATTCAGAGTTTATGCAAACTCATAAGGATAAGATTGTTCTTATTGTAGATAATGAACCTAGAAATATTGCCATTGTTAAATCAGTTGACAAATATATAAAAAAGAATTATAATATATGTTTATTACCTGAAACTATTCTTGAGAAAGATATCAATGAATTAGCTCAATCAGGTCACACAAAAAATGAAATTGAAATGCTTATAAGTAACAATACCGCTTCAGGTATTGCTGCTACCTTATTACTTACACAATGGAAAAAAATATGATGCAACAAATAGATCTACACAAATATTCTGATTTCGTAGAAGCAGTTACTTCTAAAGAATCAAATGAACATAATGCCTTTATCGAACGAATTAACTTTCTAAAAGAAGAAGGATGTAATATTTCCTTATTGATGACTGCAGCATTTGGATTATCTGCTGAATCTGGTGAGTTTACAGAAGTTGTAAAGAAAATTGTATTCCAAGGTAAACCATATAATGACGATAACCACTTTCATATGTATCGGGAACTTGGTGATGTATGTTGGTATCTAATCAATGCTTGTAGAGCATTAGGTATCGATCCTAATGAAATGTTTGCTGAAAATGTTAGAAAACTTGAAGCCAGATATCCAGGCGGTAAGTTTAATTCATATTCCTCAGAAAACAGAGCAGAAAACGATATCTAATATACATATAATATAACATTTAACAGGGATTTAATATGGCAATTAGATTATTGCAACCAAAGAGCGAATATATTGTAGACTATCCAGTCGCAATAGAATTTGCAAAACAACAAGCAGAAATTATCTGGTTCCCAGATGAAATAGAAGTAGAAAAAGATCTTCATGATCTTAAAACAAATTGCACTGAATCAGAATATCACGGAGTTATATCAACTCTAAAACTATTTACTTTATATGAATTGAATGTTGGTAATGATTATTGGCAAAATTATATCTCTAAGGTATTTCCAAGACCAGATATCCAAAGAATGGCTTCTACATTTTCTTTTATGGAACTAGGAGTTCATGCTCCATTCTATAACAAAATTAATGAAGTTCTTGGATTAGATAGTGAAGAATTTTATAACTCTTATAAAGAAGATGAAGTATTATCTAACAGAATGGCTTGGATTGGAAAGAGAACTGAAAAACGAGATACTGTTTACAATATCTTAAAATCAGTTGGAATCTTTAGTATGATTGAAGGAGCAATTCTGTATTCAAGTTTTGCCTTTCTTAAACACTTCAATAGTGCTGGTAAAAATAAACTGATAAACATTAATGCAGGAATTAACTTTTCTGCTATTGATGAAACTTTACATAGCCAAGCAGGTGCATGGTTGTTTAGGACTTTATTACAAGAAGCAAAAGATGATGGTAAAGTCGATGAAGATTATGAAATGCATCTAATAGAAGAACTTGAAGATATTGCAAAGGTAATTCTTGAACATGAAACAGTTATTATTGAAAAGATATTTGAAAAAGGTCATATCAAAGGTATTACCGATAAACAATTATCCCATTTTGTTGAATCAAGACTAGATATATGTCTTGAGAATCTTGGATTTAAAGGTATATTTAAACCATCTTACAATCCAATTAAGTCTTGGTTCTATAAGGATCTAGAAAGTTCTACTTTGCACGATTTTTTCAGTGCAACTGGAAGTGACTACAATCGTTCATGGTCAGAAGGAAAATTTATATGGTAGAGCTAAGTATTTATGATGAACTTGGAGAAGAAAGAAAAAAACTTCAAGAAGAAGGAAAACTTCCAAATTGGGTAACAACTGCTGCATGGCAAATGCTTAAAGAAAACTATCTAACAAAAGATTATCCTGATTTAAAATCTGTTTATAAGAGAGTAGCAAATCATGCTTCTCAATATACACCTACACCAGTGTATTGGGAAAAAAGATTCTTCGATTTATTTTGGTGTGGTTATCTTGCAGCATCTACTCCAGTTCTTTCTAATATGGGAACAGGAGTTGGTTGTCCAGTAAGTTGTTCAGGTGGTTTTATAAAAGATTCTGTATATTCATTTTACGGTTCACAACAAGAAGCTGCAGTTCTTTCTAAAAATGGATTTGGAACTTCAGGTTATCTAGGTGATATCAGACCTAGAGGTGCAAAGATTGCAGGTATGAAAGGTTCTGCTTCTGGAGTTCTACCTGTATTCAAAGATTTTGTTCAGATGTCAAGAGATATTTCTCAAGGTAGTCAAAGACGTGGGGCTTGGGCTGGTTACATCGAAATTGACCATGGCGATTTTTTTGAATTGGTAAATTATATCAATAAAAATCCTGATGATGCTAATATCGGTTGGAATATCTCTGATGCTTTTATAGCAAGATTAGATGCTGGCGACAAAGATGCTATAGATAGATACCAAAAAGCATTAAAGTTAAAGATGATTACTGGAAAAGGTTACTTCAATTTCATTGATAAAGTCAATAGACAAAATCCTCAAATGTATAAGGATAAAAATTTAACAGTAAAAGCAAGTAATCTTTGTTCAGAAATTCAATTAATGTCCGATGAAGACCATACCTTTTCTTGTGTATTATCTTCAATGAATGCTTCTTTATATGATAAATGGAAAGATACCGATGCAGTATTTGTTGCTACAGTATTCTTAGATTGTGTTAATCAAGATTTGATTGAGATTGGTAAAAAAACACAAGGAATGGAAAAGGTAGTAAGATTTGCAAAAAAAAGTCGTGCACTTGGTTTAGGAATGTTAGGATTTCATACATATCTTCAAGACCATATGATTGCTTTTGAATCTATGGATGCTTATTACAAAAACATCGAAATATTTAAGCACCTTCATGACGAAACATTAAGAGCAAGTGAATGGATGGCTAAAGAATGGGGTGAACCATTTTGGTGTAAAGGTTATGGTGTTAGAAATACTCATAGAATTGCAATTGCACCAAACTTAAGTTCAGCGTTGATATGTGGTTCTGTTAGTCAAGGTATTGAACCAATTTATAAAAATGCTTATGTACAAAATACTGCTGCTGGTAAAGTCGATAGAGTTAATCCTTCATTGTTATTGATAATGAAAGAAAAGAAAATATACTCAGAAGAAACTGTTAAAGATATTATTTCTAATAATGGTTCAGTCCAACATGTTGATTGGCTAACTGATGAAGAAAAAACAGTATTTAAAACAGCATTTGAAATAGATCAAAAACAAATTATCAGATTAGCATCATCTAGACAAAGATATATAGACCAAGCACAAAGTATTAATCTATTTTTTTCTGCTGATGAAGATGAATCTTATATTAGTGAAGTCCATAAGATGGCATTTCAGGATCCATATATAAAGAGTCTTTATTATATTAGATCTGAATCTGGTGTAAATGTGAGTAAAGGTGAGTGTATAGCATGTCATGGATAAAAAAGAATAAATACTTATTAATATTATTACTAATGTCAACTTCAGTATTTGCTGAAGTTTACGATTATCCTATCACAAGAGTTATAGATGGAGATACTGTAGAATTTAAAGCACCATTTCTACCACCTCCATTAAAACAAGTGCTATCAATTCGAGTGTTTGGAGTTGATACGCCAGAAAAAAGTTTTAGAGCAAAATGTCCAGAAGAATTGACATTAGGTAAAGAAGCAACAAAGTTTACTAAACAATTGATTAAAGATAGCAAGAAACAACAGATATCTATTAAAGATTGGGATAAATATGGTGGACGAATTTTAGGTGATGTTATACTTGATGGTAAAAGTTTATCAGAAGAATTAATTAAAAAAGGTTACGCAAGAGCTTACTTTGGTGAAAAGAAAGAATCTTGGTGCAAATTAAAATAACAAGGAAGAGAAATGATTAAAAGACTATTTGTATGTGATGTTTGTGAAGCACAAGGAATGATTTCTATAACTTCAACTGATGTATCTGTTGAAGAAATTTGTCATTGTCCAGTATGTGGTGCACCATTATTAGCAGAAGATGATTTTGAAGACGAAGAATGAGTTGGTTATTTGAGGGAGTTGAAGTAACAGAACTCCCTGAATGTGTTGGATTCGTATATTTGATAACCAATACTAAAAGCAACAAAAGATATATTGGAAAAAAGTTAAGTCATTTTTCTAAAACATCTATTAAAACTGTTACCTTGAAATCTGGTATTAAAAAGAAAAAGAAAGTAAAAAAACAAGTTGAATCAGATTGGAGAACTTACTGGAGTTCTTCAATTGAACTACAAAATGATGTGAAAGAGTTGGGTGAAGAAAACTTTATTCGAGAAATACTTTTTTATTGTCAGTCAAAAGGAAATTTATCTTATATAGAATTAAGAGAACAAATTCTTAATAAGGTATTAGAAGATTCCACTCTTTGGTATAACGGTATTATACAAGCAAAAATTCATAGGTCTCATGTAAAATTATAAAAGGATTTAACAATGGTTTATATAAAATGGTTCTTGTTGCTTATCCTTAATCTAGTAACTAACTTTCTATCGTTGCCTTTGTCGCCAATAGTTGCTTTATTTGCAAATAATGAAGGATGGCTTCCAAAATATCTTTACTATTTTCAAACACAAGATAATCCTATTGATGGAGATGAAGGATTTAAGACACTTTATGCTCCTTACATTCCAGTTAAAAACAAATATCAACGTTGGAGAAATAGAACAGCATGGTTATGGAGAAATAAGTTATATTATTTTTCTTACAAAGTATTAAGCGTAAGATATAACCCATCAGAAGATACATTTATATTAATAAATTCAGGTGATGATGGTGTTGGTAATGGAGTTGTTGGTGTAGCAGGTTCTGGAAAATCAGGTCTATCTGTTGCTAAATTATATAAGAATAAAAAATTAATAGCATTCAAATATTATTACATAAGACAATACAAAAATCATCCAGACAAATGTATTAGAATTTTGATTGGGTGGAAACTAGCAGGATATGTTGATGGTAACGAAAGAGTTGCCACTTTTGGATTTTCTCCTAGTCCTTGGATGCACTTCATAAAATAATCTTTCAACAAAAGTAAAGTCATAAAATGCCTAAAGATTCACTATCCAAATTGTTATTCCTTTGCGGTGTAGCACTTTCTTCTATTGCTGTTATTATAGCAATAAAAGGAATGATGGCTATCTTTCCTACGTCTGAAATAATTATACCAACAATGATTGGTATTCTGGAAGTTACCAAACTTGTGTTAGCAGTTTGGGTTCATAGTAACTGGAAATCTATTTCTATTATGATTAAAGGTTATATGTCAACAGCATTAGTCGTTCTAATGTTAATGACATCTTTATCTATTTTTGGATTCTTATCTAAAACACATCTTGATCAGAATGTTCCTGCGGGTGATGTTGTAGCAAAATTAGCAATGATAGATGATAAGATTCAAATTGAAACAGATGCCATTGCTTACAATAGAAAAATATTATCTCAAATGGATAATTCTGTAGAACAATTGGTATCTAGGTCTGAAGATACTAAATCCATAGACAAATCCATTAAAGTAAGAAAATCACAAGCCAAAGAACGCACTTTATTGCAATCTACGATACTTGATTCACAAAAAAAGATAACTGGTTTAAATGAAGAAAGGTCACCAATTGCTGCTTCGGTAAGAAAAATTGATGCAGAAGTTGGACCTTTGAAATATATTGCAGCATTGATTTATGACAATTCATTAGATGTATCTTTATTAGAAAAGGCAGTTAGAATAGTCATATTAATGATTGTTTTTGTATTTGATCCACTTGCTGTATTGATTCTTATATCGGTTACAGGTAATCATATAAAGAAAGAGAAGAAGAAAGTTATAAAGACAACAATATTTGAAGAAGATGAAAACAACTCTAATACTTATGAAATTTATTTAGAAGATGATATTGAAGCTGAAGATAACATTACTATGGGTCATACAAAAATAAATTAAAATAAAGGTTGACATGTTAAATTAGGTAGTTTATAATTACTCATACTTTGAAATTAACGAGAAAACTATATTATGAAAACATTTACTTCTACTCAAAAACGTCTAATGGCACAACTTGATATCAACACTTCTTCTAATGAACAGATTGATTCGTTCTATAAGGGTTGGGAAGAATCAAGTTTTGAATGTCGTGCTAATGGTATTCCTGCTTTATCATTTGATAAGTATCTTGAACAAAAGATAATGTGGAATGAATTAGTTAATAAAATGAAATAAAAGTTGATACCTTAATAATATCGTGATATAATTACATATAATTTAAAACAAGTGAGAAATATAATGAGATTACCAAAAAGTCAAGTAAGTACCGCAAAACAACCCACTATTGATCAAGTAACAGAAGCACTTAATGTCGTTGCTTTCTATGTATTAAAGATGAAAAAGAAAACATTTACAAATGAATCAGTTGATTGTGAAGCTCAACGTATAGAAAGATGTATTGAAGAATACTATGTCAAAGAAAACCATGAAATGCAATTCCTTGAGTTTGCTTCAAATTTCCTAGTAGAGAACTACAAAGAACTTGTATTTGGTTCAAAATTTGATGGTAGTTATCTTAGTAGTGTTAAAGAACCATCAATTGATTCAATGGAATCTGTCGATAATCTTGAGTATTCGGTATTATTATGAATGAAAGAGAACGTGAAATATTGTTGATTTTACAAGAAGAATCTGCTGAAGTTATCCAAGCAGTGTCTAAAGTGTTTAGATTTGGTTGGGATTCTGAATGGAATGGTCAAACTAACAGAGAACATCTTACCGAAGAAGTTGGAGACTATTTAGCAATGATTCAGATAATGGTAGATACAGGTATGATAAATGAATATGCTATTGATACTGCAAATAGAAATAAGATTGAAAAGTTAAAGAAATGGTCAACTATTTTTGAATAAAGTGTTGACATTCAAATTTAGAAAGTCTTCAAAATTTATTGAAATAATAGTTGACTAATACCAAGGATGGTGTTATAATTATTCATACTTAAAAATTGAGAAATATAATGATATTAGAAATACTAAATGAACTTGAAGCAAATAACTCTAGAAACTTTAAGATTGAATTGCTTACCAAACATAAAGATAATGAACTTCTAAAAGAAGTTTGCCATCTTGCTAATGATCCTTTTACCCAGTTCTATCAACGTAAGATACCAGAATATACAAATGGTAATGTTTTACTTGATTTGAAAAGTGCTATAGAAGGTCTTTCTATATTATCTACCAGAACTTTAACTGGTAATGCAGCAATTGTTCAATTACAAATGATATTATCTTCTGTAAATGCTGATGATGCCAAAGTCATAGAACGTATTATTCAAAAAGACTTAAAATGTGGTGTTTCTACCTCTACTGTTAATAAGATTTGGAAAGATCTAATTCCAGAATTTCCTTGTATGCTATGTTCTGCATTTGAACAAAAGTTAGTTGATAAGATTGTATTTCCAGCTATCGTTCAAAAGAAAGAAGATGGTATGAGATTTAATGCTATTGTTAAATTTGATGATGAATTTTATGGTTCTGTTGAGTTTCGTTCTAGAAGTGGCAAAGAGATTATATTATTAGGAAGTCTAGAAGAAGAATTTATTGACTTAGCAGATCATAAGGACACTGTATTTGATGGTGAACTTCTAGTATATGATACAGTAGAAACAGATTTAAACGGCAAGATATGTGACCGTCAAACTGGTAATGGCACCCTTAATAAAGCAGTAAAGGGAACTATATCTAAAGAAGAAGCAGATAGAGTTTTTGCTACTCTTTGGGATGTAATACCTTATGAAGATTTTATTTCTGGTAAATGTGACCAACCTTACAGTTATAGATTTGAGCGATTAAAATATCTTATTTATGAATTAAGTAGTTTTAAATTAAAGAAAATTGAATTAGTAGAAACATTTGAGGTACATTCTTTAGAGCAAACTCAAAGAATATTCCAAAACTATCTTGATGATGGTGATGAAGGTATTATCCTTAAAGATCCAAATTCATTATGGGAAAACAAAAGATCAAAAGGTCAAATCAAGTTTAAGGCAGAATTGGATTGTGATTTAAAAGTTGTTAGTATTCAAGAAGGAACAGGAAAATATGAATCCATGTTGGGTGCTTTAGTGTGTGAATCTGATGATGGTATAATAAAAGTAAATGTTGGATCTGGATTTACTGATGAACAAAGAAAAACTATTACCAGTGATGTTATCGGTAAGATTGTTGCTGTAAAGTATAATGCTAGAATCAAAAATGTAAGTGGTGATGAATCTTTATTTCTTCCAGTATTTTTAGAAATTCGTGAAGATAAAGAAGTTGCGGATAATTCAAGTAAAATTAAATAATTTTTAAACCAAGAGGAAAAGAAAGTGAGTTCAAATGTAGAATATCAACATGATTGGGTGAAAGGAGAATTATCTGATCCCAAATTTCGTAGCAAAGTAGTAAAATTGAAGACTGATTACAAACGAGAACAAAAGTCATTAACTAAACTAAAATATGAAAATTCAAAAGAATTTGAAGAAAAAAACCTAGAAGATTAATTTAACCAAGTGAGAATATTATGACTACAATTAGCAATCCAGTTGACCAAACTAAAATCAAAAAAATGTTATCAGAAATCTCTGATTCATATACCCGCATATCTGCTGAAAGAGATTTGATTAAAGAAACAATTGAAGCATTATCTGAAGATTTTGATATTGATAAAAAGATACTCCGTAAAATGGCTCAAATTTATCATAAACAGAATTATTCAACCGTTGAAGCAGAACAAGAAGAATTAGCACTTCTTTATGAATCAGTAGTTGGAATAGTATAAGTTGACAAATTTCCTTAGTGTTGTTATAATACTATATAAACTAATTAATGAGAGAATATTATGGCAGCACTAAAGAAAGATTCTGATACAAAAATTAAAGAAAGACGTGCAAAGATTGATGCAATAATGAAAGGTAGTGATGAACCTACTATCAATCCTTTAGATTATAAAGTTACCCTTATACAAGCATTAAATTGGTATAATGTTTATGCTTCACCTGCTGATAAGAAAAAGTGGACATTAGATTCTATTGATAACAAATCAAAAAAGTCCTTGTTGTCAAAACTTGATGATAATTACTTTAGACAAATTGGTATATTGTTAAGATTGAAATCAAGAAATCAATACCTAGATGAACGTGAATTAACTTTTATTGAAACAACTATTGAAGATTTAGATGCAATAGCAGTAACTCCAAAAGAAAAAGTTGAAGTAACTAAACCTAAAAATGTTATATCAATTCAAGATAAAGTTAAAACAATTGCAATAAACTTTGCTAATGAAATTGATGGTGAAATTGATGACTTTATAAAATTAGGATATCCTAAATCTTATGTCTTTAAGAATTCTGTTAAATCTATTAGTGGACAAGCAGCAAAACTTATTCCTGAAATGTATAAAGATCAAATAGCAGAACTTGAAGAAGTTCTTTTGGGAAAATGTGAACAATTGATTGATTCATATTCCCATATTAAAACAGTTCAGATTAAAAACTTTTTAAAGTTATTAAAAGAACTTGTTATATCTTGTACCCAACAAGTTGTATCATCAAAGAAGGTTAGAGTAGTTAAACCTAAAGCACCAAGTGTTGTTGTTTCTAAATTGAAATATCTTCCAACATTTCCTGAATTAGAATTGAAGTCTGTTCCACCAGTTAAGCTAATCGACTCACAAGAGATTTGGTTATATGATACAGTGAAACGTAAACTATCATACTATAAGGCTGTTACAGGTGACTCTATGACTGTTAAGGGTACTACTATTATGGGTTATGATGTTAATCTATCAAAGATTAAAACTATTAGAAAACCTGAACTTATAAAGGAATGGTCATTATTGAATAAGAAACAAATACTAGAACAGTTTAATAAAAATACTTCTAAAAGTTATGTTCCCAATGGTAGAACTAATGAAAACACAATCATTTTAAGGATATTTTAATGATCATTATTGATTATAGCCAAATAGCATTAGCATCTACTTTGATATTTACCAAAGAAATAAAAAGTAATACTTTAGAACAAAATAAAGATCTAATTAGACATGCTATTTTGTCTAGTATCCTTTCCAATAAGAAAAAGTTTCATCAAGAATATGGTGAAGTTGTAATTGCATGTGATGATAAAAATTATTGGAGAAGAGATAAGTTCGAATATTATAAAGCAGGTAGAAAAACTGCCAGAGAAGCATCTGATATAGATTGGAAAACTATCTTTGAATGTATGGACAGTGTTCGTGAAGACTTGATAAAGTTTTTCCCTTACAAAGTTATTAAAGTAGATAATTGCGAAGCAGATGATATCATAGCAGTCTTAAGTAAATGGACTCAGGATAATGATTTTGATCAATTTGGTATAGAAGAAATACCTAAGTCAACTCTTATTATTAGTTCTGATAAGGATTTTGCTCAACTTCACAAGTATTCTAACATTAAGCAATATAGCCCAATGTTTAAGAAATATGTAAAGAGTCCACCAAGTATCCAAAAATTCATCAATGAACATATTGCAAAAGGGGATAGTGGAGATGGAATACCAAATATCTTAAGTGTTGATTCTTGTTTGGTTGATAAGATTAGACAGAACTCCATGATGAAGAAACGTCTTGAAGAGTTTTCCACATTAGGAATTGCTGCATGTAAGAACGAAACCGAGATTAGAAATTGGCATAGAAATGAATTGTTGATATCATTCGAAAAGATACCTGAAGAAGTATCAAATAAGATCCTTAACGAGTTCCTTATAGAAAGACCTAAGTTTAACCGTAACAATATCTTTACCTATCTAGTAAAGAACAAAATGAGATTGTTGTTAGACAATGTGGAAGATTTCTAATATATAAAATACATTTAATAATGAGAAAATAATATGCAAAAGAAAGAAACAATACCAGAAATGCTAACAAGATTTAATGATGGTGATACCTTAGCACTTCTAAAAGAAAATGTTACCAATGATGCCTTAAAGATGGTGTTTGGATATGGGTTTATTCCAAAAGGTAAATGGGTATTGCCTGAAGGTGTTCCCCCTTATAAAGAAGATTCAGGTCCACAAAATATGAATCCAAGTAATCTTTGGTCTGAAACTAGGTCATTCGAAAGATTTACTAGAACTGATTTATCTAATACAAAAAGAGAATTGATGTTCATTCAGTTATTGGAAAATATCCATCCTACTGAAGCAAAATTAGTTCTTGCTATTAAAGACCAATCTATCACAGAATTGTATCCTAATATCACATTAGATAAGATTGTTGATGCTGGATTCTTTATTTGGCCATGGGGAATTGATGAAGCGGAATATCGTGCTAGTTTGATAGAGGTGAAGAAAGTTAAAATCCCAAAGGAACCAAAAGTAGTATTGAACCAACCAATCTCTGGAGAAGTAAAGAAGAGCCGAGGAAGACCAAAAAAGACAGAATTATTAGCATAATTAGAAAAATAAGTCTTTACTTTTAGTGTTTGATAGTTTATAATAACTTATAAATTAAGAAAAGAGAGTATATTATGAACTACCTAACATACCTAGTTGAAATACAATTTAAAGATAGTCCTAGTTATTGGTTGAAAATAAAACAATTATTTAGAAAATAAAATTTGGAATATATTAATGAGCTGTAACTTAATCGTGAGAGTGTGATGTTTAATCCTAAAACTATATTAGAAGAAATTATTAAAAATACTAAGTCTGAAATAGAGGTGAAAAAATACCTTAAAACAACTAAGGATATTCATTTGAGTTGTTTATTGAGTAGACGTTATTTGACCCCACAAAGTTACGGTCCTTTATTAGAAGGTGTGGTTAAAAGAAGATTTGATTTTATTAAGGAAACCTCAAAAACAGCTGGAGACCTTCTATATAAAAATATTTCTATAGAAGTTAAGGTATCTTTAGAGGGGTGTAATTCAGGATTTAATTTTGTTCAAATTCGCCCATCTTATGATGTTGATGTTTATCTTTTAGTTTGTTACGGAGTTAGTTCTGACACTCTATATTTTTTCATGATACCAAGTTTATCAATGAAAACTTTGATAGAACATTATGGCTCATATGCTCATGGAACTATAAAAAAACAGGGGTTGATAACAAAGGATAATATTGAAAATAATGACTATGAATATTGTTTACGTCCTAAGTTTAACATAAATGATGCCCTTTGGAAAGAACTTAACAGATACATATGCTATGAAGAACAGCTAATATATAAATTGGAGGGTTATAATGGGGAAAAAGAATATTCTTGACAAATTTTATACTAAATTTGAAGTTGCTAAAAAGTTACTTCTAAACATAAATTTATCTAAATATGATTGTGTGATAGAACCAAGTGCTGGTGATGGTTCATTTTCAAGAAATATAACTCATTCATGTTTATTGTCTATGGATATTTGTCCTGAGAATGATAATATTATAGAACATGATTGGTTTAATTATGATATTCCAAATTGTTATAACTCGGTCATAGTTGTGGGCAATCCTCCATTTGGTTCAAGAAATAATTTATCTAAAAAATTCATAACTCATAGCTTGTCATTCAGTAATGTAGATACTATAGCATTTGTGTTACCTGATGTGTTTAATAAATACACTAATCAAAAAATATTTCCTAAAAATTGGTCATTGGCAAGAGTTGTAAAATTAGAAGTCTATAGTTTTACTCTTGATGGAAATGATTATAATGTACCTTGTTCATTCTTTATTTGGACTAAAAATGATGTGGCAAAAGATTATAGGAGGTATGAGAATGATTTTATATTTCACCCAGACTTTAGATTTGTTGACAAAAAAGAGGCTGATTTTTTTGTGCTTGGAGCATCCCCAAGTACAATTAGAAATATAGAAGATGTCCATGAAAATAACAGAGGGTATTACATAAAATCTAATATAAATGTGGAATTAGTAAAATCAAACTTTAAAAATACTCCTTGGAATTTAATATCAAACTCCAGCGTTTCTGGGGGTGTGGCTTGGTTGACTAAATCAGAACTCATTCAAGGTTATGCCGAATATGCTCCAATTTAAATAAACCTTTACTTTTGATATTAGGTAGTTTATAATAACTTATAAATTAAGAAAAGAGAGAAATTATGAACTACCTAAACTACCTAGTTGAAATACAATTTAAAGATAGTCCTAGTTATATTATTGAACTAAAAGCAATTAACAAAGATGAAGCCAAATCAAATGCTTTAGTTCTTGCATATCGAAATAAGAAGTGGACTGACCAAGTCGTTGAAAAGGTAATAGTGAAGAAATTATGAATAAGTTTTTGAAAGCATTAAGAACCGCAAGTATTGCTCACAAGTTTCAGATGAGAAAGGATGGTATTACACCATTTATTTGTCACCCTATCCAAGTTGCAGAGTTAATTAGTTCAGTTGGTGGAATCCAAAATGAAGTTATCTTGTCTGCTGCAATTCTCCACGATATTATTGAAGATACTCCAACTTCTTATGAAGAAGTTAAGAATGTGTTTGGTAAAATTATTGCTGATATTGTGATGGAATGTTCTGATGATAAAAGTCTTCCAAAGGCAGAACGAAAACGTCTTCAGATACAGAATGTTCCATATAAATCTTATGAAGCAAAGATTGTTAAGTTAGCCGATAAGATTGCAAATATGAACGATATTATTATCAACCCACCAAACGATTGGGATAAAGAACGAAAGTTAGAATATTTTTATTGGTCTAAAGAAGTTGTTGATGCAGGTCTTCGAGGTATCAATCCTAGTTTAGAAGCAATGTTTGATGATGTTTATTATCAGAAAGAGTGGATAAAATGAATGCTAAAAACCAAGGTGTGAATCCTACCAATGCGGTTGCAAAGGATATCAACAATGGAGTAAGAAGAAGCAGACCTTCGGTTACTACGATGGGCAATGCTTGGAGAAAACATCTTGAAGAAAATCCTGATGCTTTAAAGACACAATCATTTGGAGAATGGAAAAAGAAATTCTTAAGTAAATGGTATAAAGAGAAAAAGAAAAAGAAAAAGAAAGGTTGACTTTCTTATATACATCATTTATAATAAGTCTTAGTTAATTGAGAGAGTTTATATATTATGTCAATATTCCAAAGTAGTTATGAAGAAAATAAAGCAATCGGTGAGTTTAGAATACCCGAATTCGGTACTTATTTTGAGTATAGATTAAGTGAGGGAACTGCTCCTGGTCAAGGTGATTGGGGTTTAAAGAATGGATTTCTTCATGAGATTGCTGTTTGTGATGGTTCAATTCGGTTTGCTAATGTAAAGAAGACAGTTGCTTATGTTGCTGTTGATGAAGATGATGAAGGTAAACCAGTTGTCGAAAAATGGAATATCAAACATACTTGGAGTAGATAATGGCAAAACCTAGAATGACTAAATTGGAAAAAGATATTTGGAATTGGTCACAAGCACTAAAACATGAATGGGAAAATCCACCTAAAGCATTCAATCCATTATATGATCCAATCAAACAAGAAGCACATCAACGTAAAGAGAAGATGATTAAATCTAAATTGGATGATTATCATAGAACATTAAAACGAGTTCCTAATGATGAATATTATGATCTTATGGATGCTTATGAGGAACAATTAAGAAAATAAGTGTTGACATTCGAAATTAGATAAGTTATAATTACTCATACTTTGAAAACAACAAGAGAATATATTATGATTGAATACAAAATTTACAAAAGTCAATATTGTGGTTGGAAAGCAGAAACTCAAGTTGACCTTGAAGATAACAAAGTTTTAACAATAGTTACCATGAAACGAGCAAGTGGGCAATTAGCCACTACTGCTAGTGTTGGAACTAAAAATGGTATGTTTGTTAGCCATGTAATGCTTCAAGATTATAGTAAAACCGTTGATTCTTCTTCTCCTAAACGGATTACGCAGAAATTAATAGAATCACAACATATCGGAACTGTTGTTGAAAACATTGTTGAAGAAGTAAAAACATTTTATAAAAAATAAGTGTTGACAATTTGAATTGAATAGATTATAATAACTTATCATTTGAAATTAAGAGAGAATATATTATGGCTTACATGAATCAAGAAAAGAAAGCAATTATAAATGCTAAGATGCAACCAATCTTAAAAAAGTATAAAGTAAAAGCAACTCTTTCAGTAGACAATCACTCTACTATTAATCTAAACATCAAATCAAGTGCTTTTGATTTTGTTGGAATCTACAACAAATATCTTGAAGAACAAACCACTTTGAATTATCCAAACGAAACTTATACTAAACGTGAAAATTTTAAATTGACTCATGGTTGGGTTGATGATTATTATAGTGGCGTTGAACTTCAATTCTTCAAAGAAGCCTTTGCTGCCTTACAAAGTGCTGGTTATTATAACAATACTGATGCTCAAACTGATTACTTTGATACTGCTTATTACTTCTATATCAACGTTGGTCAATGGGATAAACCTTATCAACAAACTAAAGGAACTATATAATGGCTATTCAAAAATCAACAATAAACAACTTAAAATGTGCTTTAATTTCTTCTATATCTGCTTTCATAATAGGTGCTATTTTAGGCGGTGGATATATGTATGAATATTTGATAGAAGATCATTTTAAGGTACACAAAACAAATATCGGTCTTATGATTTTTGTCAAAGACAAAATATATAACCTATCGGAACTAAAATCATTAGATTAAGGAAGAAATGAAACCACATATAAAACCTCATTCCAAAATGCTCATTGCTTGGATAGATAAAAAAGGGAAGATAAAATATATGAGCAATATGAGTGACCAGCAAAAAGCATTAGTGAAAAAATCATTAGAGGAGGAAGTTAAAAATGAAAAGATATAATTGTAAACATGGACCTGTTGATATGATTGAAGAAGTTGATGGATATTGGGTAACTTATGATGACTATAACCGAAGTATGCTTGATAATAACAAATTGGTCGAAAAGTCTTGGAGAGCAAGAGATACCTTAGCAGTTGCTGATGAAATAAAATTAGAAAAGTTACAAGACATTGTTGTTGGTTTGTCGGTAGTTTGTTTTATTACAATATCTACTTTATTGTTTATTTGGATGCGAGGTTAATATGGAAAGATACAAAAAAAAGTTTAGTGGTTTACTTGCAGCATTGATTAAATCTGATGATGGTGATTGGGTTAGATACGAAGAGTGTAAGGCATTAATGAAAGTAAATGAAGATGCTTTATTTGATGTTATTAAAGAACGCAACGAAGAAATTCAATTACATAAAACCTGCATTGATGAACTTAATGAATTGATTAGTAAAGTTAATAGATGGAGAGAAGATGACCTTAAAGAACATCAAAAAGATTCTATGCAAAATTTTGTAGATATTCAACGTCTTGGTGATGATTTACAAGAACTTAATCTTTGGAATTCTAAATTAATGTTATTATTGATATTGTCAACAGCATTTAATTTTGGTGCAATTATATTTTTTGTTTGTGAGAGGATGGGTCTTATTTGATGAAAAGATATAAAAGTAGTTTCCAAGGTATGAAAGAATCTGAAAGTGGAGAATGGGTTCAGTATCCTATATTTGAATTATTGCGTGAAAAATGTTTAGAAAATGATGAACTTGCTAAACAAAGACTACATATTATTCATGAAAGAAATTCAGAAATTAGTGTTATGAAAAAAACTGCTGAGGAATCTTATAAAAAAAATCAAGGAATAATTGATAGAATTAATACTCAATATAATGCATTAAATAATTTTGTAAAGGCACAAGATAACACAATCAATAACCTTGATGCAATTAATAAGAAGCTGAAAATAGAATCTAAATTTACAGATTTGAAACATGATATTTTTATCTTTTCTGTTGTGTTAAATTTAATTTTAGTATTAACAATGGTGGCATTTAGTTTTGATGCAATTATATCTTTTGTTTGTGAAAGGATGGGGTTTATTTAATGAAAAAATCTGAGTTAGAAGAAGTTATAAAAATAAAAGATAATACAATCTATAACCTACAATTAATTAATAATAAATTAAAAGGAAAAAATAAATTTTCAGATATTAAACAGGATATGTTTATCTTTTCGGTAGTTATGAATATCATCTTTACAATATTTACTACAATAAATGCATATGGTGGTATTCATTGAACAATATAGAACCTAGAGATAGACCAATGGATTGTTATTATGATTTACTAGAAGAAATCCTAGCAGATGGTAATGATTCTGATGATAGAACTGGCACTGGAACATTATCATTGTTTGGTAAACATCTTGAGTTTGATTTAAAGAAAGGATTTCCATTACTTCCAGGAAAGTTTACTCCATTCAAATTAGTTGCTGCTGAATTACTTTGGTTCTTATCTGGTTCTTCTGATAATGAAGAATTAAGAAGAATGAATGGTAATGATAAGCCAACCATCTGGGAAGAATGGGCTGATGAAGATGGAGACCTTGGACCAATCTATGGATATCAATGGAGAAATTGGTGGTGTGATGGCGAATCTTCTGTTGACCAAATTGATAACCTTATTGAAGGATTAATAGAAAGACCATTTAGTCGCAGACATATTGTATCTGCTTGGAATGTTGCTGATCTTCCCGATGAAGGTGTATCACCAGAACAGAATGTATTGAATAGTAGGATGGCATTAGCTCCTTGTCATGCATTCTTTCAATTTGGTGTGAGGAAGTTATCGTTTCAAGAAAGAATTAAATATTGTCCAACTGATATATCTCCAAATGAATATTATGAAGAAGCATATCATAAGATCATGGATGATATGAAGACGCCAAAGTATGCGTTGTCTTGTCATTTATATCAAAGAAGTTGTGATACCTTTTTAGGTTTACCATTTAACATTGCTTCTTATGCTTTATTAACAGAAATGATTGCTAATGTTGTGGATATGATTCCTGATAAACTACATATATCTTTTGGAGATGTGCATTTATACAAGAATCACATTGAACAAGCGAACGAATTATTGAGTAGGAATTTACATGAATTCAAATTGCCTAAGTTGGTCATTGATCGTAAGTATCATTCAATTGATGATTTCCATATTGGATCTTATGACTTACAAGAATACCGTTATCACCCAACTATTAAAGCACCGATAGCAATATGATTACATTAATAGCAGCAAAGTCATCTAATGGAGTTATAGGAAACTCTAAACTGAATGAGATGCCTTGGCATTGTTCTGAAGAATTAAAGTTTTTCAAAAATGAAACGATGGGTAACACCCTTATAATGGGTAGAACTACTGCAGAACAAGTAGGTAAACTTCCAGGTAGAGATGCTATCGTTTTGTCAAGAAACAAGAATTACAAACTAAAAGGATTTGAAACTTTTTCTATGGATCAGTTTATATATGAATATGAACAAAATCCAGAGAAAAAGTATATGGTTTGTGGTGGTGCAGAAATTTACAAATTGTTCTTACCATTTACAGATTGTACAATTATTTCTTCTATGAATTTTAGGGTTGAAGGTGATATATATTTGCCTGAAGTCACAAGACGTAATGGATACAAGTTTCAGATTATAGAAGAAATAGAATATGAAGAATTTACAGTAAGAAAATGGAGACCTTGGGATTACGCAAAATAATAATTGACAACTTTTAATAAATACGTTATAATAACTCATAAATTAAATAAAGAGATTAATAATGTATTCATTCAAAGATTATCTACTAGAAACCACAATGACTTTGCCATTAGCCAAAGAAGTTCTTGGTTTAAGTGGAACATATACTGCTGATGATGTTAAAAAAGCATATCAAGTAGCATCAAATAAACATCATCCTGATAAAGGTGGTGATGTTGAAATGATGAAAAAGGTCAATGTTGCTTATAAGATGCTTAAATCAACTTCAGGTAAAGGTGGTGTTGATTGGGATGCAATTGCTGAAAAATATAAGAAACATGCTGATTTTGTAGAGAAAGATTTAAAATCTAAATTTAAACCTGAAATATTTGCCAATTATTTTGAAAAACTTTTTGGTCAAAAGTTCAATGTAACAACTACCTTTAGAGATAACAGTAAGGTTACAAATCCATCATTTGCAGGATTTACATCCGAATTTAAAACATCAGATGGTAAAATAGCATTTGACCTTGATATTTCAGTTTATCTTCCAAACTTAGAAAGACCAACAAAAGGATTATCTTCAAACGAAAATCTTTCATATCCAATGGGTATAACTGCTTATGGTTATGCCAATATGAAAAAACAAAAGATGGCTCAACGTGATTATAATTCTAAAGTTGACCATTCCTTGTTTACAGATCCATCAATGATTTATCCAGAAGCAAAACTAAAAAAGATGACAGTTGCTTCAGATAAGAAAATGACTAAATCAGACTTCATATTAGGATTAGAAAAAGAAGTTGAAATAACTAATTGGAACAAACCAGATAATGTTTATTTAGTAAATCTAAAAGATGGATTTGCCATGATTCGTAGAAGTGTTATTATGAGAATGCCTTCTTGGTCACTTATGGGTATCGGTGAAAAGAAAGGTGCATATTCATTTGATACTAAAATTCGTATCTATCATTCATATCCTGAAAATAAATCAACTCTTGATATGTTTAAAAAGTTGAATGGATTAACACAAGTTCAAGCAGAAACTTTTCTAAAAACATTTGAAAGAATATGAAATCATTTAGAGAATATATCACGGAAGAAGATGGAAAACTAGGTAGACTTAGTATCTTTGATATTGATGATACCTTGTTTCATACTACTGCTCAAATTGCTGTATTGAAAGATGGTAAAGTCGTAAAGAGATTATCCAATCAAGAATTTAATACCTATCAATTGAAAGATGAAGAATCATTTGACTTTGGTGAATTCAGAAGTGCCGAAAAGTTTAATAAAGAATCCAAACCTATCTCAAGAATGATGGATAGAGCAAAAGCAATTCTATCTCATTCACTCAAGAATTCATTAAGCAGGGTTATTGTAGTTACTGCCAGAGCAGATTTTGATAACAAAGAACTGTTCCTTAATACTTTTAGAAAACATCGTTTTGACGTTGATAAAGTTAGAGTAGAACGTGCTGGCAATATCAATGATATCGAATCAACAGCTACCAAAAAGTATGTCATTATCCATAACTATCTAAAGACTGGAAAGTTCGACCGATGTAGTTTATTTGATGATGCTATGAGTAATCTTAAGGAATTTCTTAAATTACAAAAAGAGTTTCCTAATGTCAAGTTTGAAGCATATTTTGCTGATGCAAACGGTGGCATTAAATTAATAAAATAAGGATATAAAGATGAAAACATTTAAAGAATTTATAACAGAAATGAAAAGTTGTGATTGTTGGAAAGGTTACAAACGTGTTCCAGGAACTAAACCTTGCGCACAAAAAAGTTGTGTAAAAGAAGACGAACTTACAGAATATGCTATTGATGCTAAAGGGCATAAAAGTTCAGAAGGTGGATTAACTCAGAAAGGTGTTGATGCTTATAATCGAGAAACTGGCGGTCATTTACAAATGGCAGTAACAACTCCACCATCTGAATTGAAAGCAGGCAGTAAAGCGGCAAATCGTAGGAAATCATTTTGTGCTAGAATGTCGGGTGTTAAAGGACCAATGAAAGATGAAAAAGGTAGACCAACAAGAAAAGCATTAGCCTTAAAAAAGTGGAATTGCTAAAATAAATCTTGACTTTCTCATTTATCTAGTTTATAATAAAGTGTAAATTAAATAAATGAGAACTAAATGAACAAAGAAATACTGAAAACCATCACTGATATGCTATTAAGCATTCCCGTTGTAAACCTATTAATCATCCCATCTGTTATAACTATTTTAGATATATTGTAAAATAGTTCTTGACATCTAAAATCAGATAGAATATAATAAGTCTTAATTAATTGAAAGAGAATATATTATGAAAACAATATTACCAAGTGAACTAATTGCCCAATACGGAACTTATACCTTTAAGGTGTATCTTAATGGTGATAAGTTATATTTCACCTCTTACACTAAAACAGAAGCAAAACGTAAATGTGTTGCTTACCTTTCTCCTTTAGGATATAAGATAGATCCTTAAAATAAATGTTGACATCTGAAATTAGATACATTATAATAAGCCTTAATTAATTGAAAGAGAAAATATATTATGAAACTTAAAAAATCAATGAAACTCCGTGTTAATTCTAATGGTATATCTTTTTATACTACAGTAAAACAAATTCAAGAAGGTGTCGGTAGTAGTTCTGTTTTTAATGATGCCATTCTAAATGCATTAACTGCTCTAAAAGAACTTATTGAAGATGTTCATTTTGTCAATGGCATCGGTGGCACTTGGATTGGTTATCAAATTCAATTGGATATCGTTCAATGAACATATTTTACCTTGATAACAATACACAAAAATGTGCTGAAATGCACGTTGATAAACATGCAGTAAAAATGATCCTAGAATATGCGCAGTTGCTTTCGACTGCACATCGTGTTCTTGATGGCAAAGAATATATTGATGCATCTTCTGGTAGAAAAATAAAACGATGGAAACTTGAAAATTCTTACGAAGATATCCTTTATAAAGCCACCCATATCAATCATCCATCTGC